CGTTATTAAATAAAAAAAAAATTTTTTAAAAAAAAAAAAAAAAAAAAAAAAAAAAAAAAAAAAAATAACACCATTATAAAAATTCCTTAAAAAAAAAAAAAAAAAAAAAAAAAAAAAAAAAAAAAAGGAATCAAATTATGAACATTAAACAACTTTTTGAAAATTATCCTCAGTTAAATTTAAAGCGAATTTGTGATACGATTAATATTGGTTACCAATATACTTTAAAATTAAGTAAAACACCTATCAAAGGCGAAACTTACGATCCTATGAAAATTAATTATGCAGAATTAGACAAATTATTTGAAAGAAAACAAATAAATTTAGATAATTACGATTGGCAAGATATTACAAATAAAATGAAAATATACGAGCCAATAACGCCATTAGATGAATTTAAAATCGGTGTAATATTTACACTTAGAAACAATAATAATGGTTGTGAAGTAGTTTATTTGAATAAAGATGAAAACGATAATGTTATTGAAATAATATTTAAAGATTATGATAATAACAAATGTAGGGTTATGTCAACCGATACGTTTATGCATCAATCGCCGAGAATATTGAGCAAGTAATTGCTCAATATTCTCAATAATAATAATAATAATAATAATAATAATAATAATAATAATAATAATAATAGAGGTAACAATTATGATTAATTTACAAACTTTAAAGCTTAACGAAGACGATCTTACAGACGAAGAAAACGATTTACTTAATTTATATTTAGATGATGAAAATATAAATACAATTGATGATTTAATTACAGCGATTAGTGAGTGCGAAGCAGATTGCATAATAGATATATGCGAAGGCGACTTAAAAACAGCAAAAGATTACGAAGAATTAGCGAATCATTGTAGAAGTATTAGCAGAGTATTAACTATACTTGAAACTATAAAAAATAAATAATAAAGCGAGATTTACTATGTACACAAATTTAGCAGAAATGTTAGCTAACGAAGTTAGCAATGTATGTAACGATGCTTCGATTATCGAACGCATCAAAGAACTTAAAGTTATCGATAGCGAAAAATCAAATTTTGACTACGATAATCGTAAAATCGTAATAGATGCTGAAATCGATAAACTTATATGCAAATCGAATTTATACGCAGATTATTGTAAGTTAGTTGATTTAAACTTAGAATTAAACGATACATATTGTGATTTGTATTTAATAGCTGACGAATGCGAAGAATCGTCTAACGAAGATATTATGAAGATCTTACGTGCAACTAAAGAAGTTAGAGATCGATACTTCGCTTTAGTTGAAAAGTATCGATATTAAGTCGAAACAGTCTGCAAAGACTGTTAACGAGAGACGGTCTACTCGTTCTGATGATGACAGACTAAGGAGTTACTATAATGATTAATTTTGAAACATTAACTAAGCTACGTAATTGCTTTTCAGATGAATCTTGGGATTACCTCACTGAAAATTATTTTGCAGATCATGGAGAAACTTACACTAATTATACTGATTTAATTGATTGTATTTTAAATACAGAATATGACCTTAAAAATGATTTCGAATTTAATTCAGCAGAAAGTATCGAAAACTATGCTAATAATTTGTTAATTGTAACCCAAACACTAAGAATATTAAATGTACTTAGGGAAATCGCCTAAACTTGCGACAAATAACGGAGCGCACCGCCCGTTTTAGGCGAAGCCTTTGTAGTTGATAGGCAGATTTTGCCCTTGGCGCAGGAGACTTGAGCAAGAGTAGGCGCGGAGGCCCACTGGATTTTTAGGAAAATCGAATTTTAGCCGAGCGCTCTGACTATTACGTTGGTCACCACGTTAAAAATCGATTTTACACCTTTGATCAACCTATCAGTTCAAAAAAAAGTACACACACACTCACTTCGCCTAAATTTTTTCAAATTTTTTGATATATATGACTGAAGTGAATCCTCTTTGGAATCCCTACTTTTAACTCGTAAAATTATATTATTTATATATTATTACATATTAAAAATAACGGCATCAATGAGGTTTTAGTTTTGGTCATATATATGTAACTGAATGAAAAAATAAACGCGAAGAGCATGTGTGGTGTGCCTGCCTTCTATATATTTCACACTATTATTAATGAGCATATAAAAATAGCCAGGGAACCAGTGACCAACTCTCAACCTCTCACTCATCCACTGACGTCACCTCATACAATAGTGAAAATATTCAAATTTCACGTAGCAAAATATTTCATAAAAAGGGTTGCAAAATCCTAAAAAATATAGTATAATATAATCAATAAATAACAAGGAGATAAACAAACCAATGTGCGCTAACTCAAACACTACAAGCCCAAACGAAAACTCAAACGAAAAACTTGATTGGTCCCAACTTTACTTCGGGCACATTACTCAAACCGAGATCCGCGATGCCGCCGCTGATGCTTACTGGCAGTCATTGCGCAAGTCTCTCAAAGGGCTCACTCTTGAGGAAAAATACGATTCGCTCGCGGCCTATTATGAGCACGAACTCTCACATATTATAGATAAGTTTTTAGACCATTATCCTGCAGACTTCGATTCTTACACTCGTGAAAGGAGAATGCTCGAAGTCAGAATTACAAATTATGTCACTGCGCTTTCACGTGGTGGATTAATAAAACCGGAGGATTACAAATGCAAACAATAAGAGACTACATTCCAGTCACTGCTTTAGTCGACCTAATGGTCAAGCCGCGTGAGATTCGTAATCACTCGAATTGTCTACTGGGTCAAATTCCTTGCCCGCCTTCAAAAATAGGGCTTAGCATTGATAGTCAACCTACTACACTAAACGTTGTTAACTCGCCTTGCGCGCCTACAGAATTACAAGAGCGTGGAGTTGATCACATAACTGATACTTATATGTTCACTGTACATCCTGCGGGAAATTTTACCTACGATGTTTACAAACGAGAACTCTTAGGGCTCTTTCCTGGAGAACAAGGCTATGAATATATTGCCGCTATAACGGAGGTACACTTATGATAAACATTCCTGATGCTTCATACATTAGAAACGCAGAACTTTATGGCGACCCTAATTACAACTACACACCTGAATACGCGGAGGATTATGATGAATACAATACAGAAGACGACACTTAAAGAATTATACGATACACTTACAAAATTCTACACAGGTGACTTACCATCTGATACCTGGGATTCTACAATCGATACGTCACATGCTCTGTGCAATACATTACAGAAACAAACAGGCAATAATGTAAATTGGATTATCTTTTCGCATATGGTCGCAAGCGTGGTTAAATGTAAAGGTTCATTTGAAGACCTTATACAAATTTTAAAAATACTGCAAATCGAGGTGACGGCTTATGACTAATGCTATTCAAGTACCATGTAAGAACTGTCCTGATAGGAAATTACATTGTCACACAACTTGCAAAAAGTATATCGATTACAAAAAGGAGATTGAAGCGTCTAATGCACGTGAGCGTCTCGAAAAAGCAATATATAATCATTAAGGGAGAACATAATTATGAGTCAATTTGAAATGTCAGTTACGGATAACGGTAAGTCAATTAAAGTAAAAGGTACTGTCAGTATAAACACTTTATTAGCTATGCATAAAGAGATCATAAATTTACTAAATGATACTTCGTGTAAATATAGCGATCTTACACGTAGCGTAGTAGCTTTACACTTAATAGCTAATATTAATGAGTTTATGGAACCAACAACAGCTATTAAACATAATGATGACGAAGAAGGAGATTAATTAACAATGCACAAATCATATCCAGAGGAATTAGTAGAGCAATATGTTCAAGCTATTGCCGAATTAGAGGAGGTCAAAAAAGCGCTTAAAAAGGACCCACTCGATCCGCGTTACACACCGCGTAATACACGTTATAAATACCGATCAGGTTACTCAACTGTTCAATGTGCAGCAGTAAATCGTATCGGAAGACTTGAAAAAGAGCAACACATTTTACGTACAGAATTAAGGCAACGTTTAACTTGGATAGAAGATTTCGCCGCTAAAATTGCCCAACAAACTTACGACCCAGACATACTTGATTACTTGGGCGAAGATTACATTCGACATTTTTTAGAGGAGTTAAACGAAAATGCGAAAAAAGAAAACTAAATTACCCTGGTTAAAATTACTTGCTACGTTCTTTTTCATTAATTTTATGGACGATGCAATTAAACACGATAAATAATTATAAGGAGGCCATACTATGGCAAAATACGATATAACTAAACCACTGAGCTACTATCAAAAGCAACTTGTCGAAGCACGAACACATTACCGCGCGCTTATCGAAAAGCTTGCACAAAAGATGAACTCTAACCCACGTAATGCTAGAGGTAACCTAACAATTACAGCACAAGAATTGAATATTTTCTGTGAACTTATCCGAGATGCTGAAGAGGAAGTTAAGGAAGCTGAGGCGCTAGTCTCAACTGCAAAACTCCTTGAACCCACGGAAAAAGGCCCAACCCCCGGCTCGCCGAATACCACTGGCGCAAGTCAAGGCGCGGAATAGTCTATTAGCTAAATGGGGGAATGTAAATAATGGCGTACGAAAATATTAATCAAATAAGAGATGTGCTTAAAAAAGTTTATGCTTATAGACATAGTAAAACTTGGGCTAAGCGAGTAGATAAAATGGCTGACGCGCAGGTCCTAGCAGTTTATATATCTTTTCAGAAAAGGGGACTAATATAATGGGTATTAATAAACCAAATATAAATCCATGGACATACTATGACATGGTAGCCGAAAAATTTAAAATGCAGGCTTATAAGAGACTTGAAGAACGCTTAGCTAAAGGGGAGGACCCTCACAACATTTTAAAACTTAGCGATGAGTTTTATCTTGCAAAGATACTTGATGAACGTATGGAGTTATCTTGGACATTATACGATCGCATAATGGGTTGCAGTAAGGAAGATGGTTTTGTCTACTAGACGCTGCCAGCTGGTAACATCCGAACTATAAAATAGCCCCAACTTTTTTCATTAAAAGGCTTGCTTTTTTAAAATAAATATATTATAATATAATCAATAAAAAGATGAGAACACTCTATCAGAGTGCGAGGTCATACAAAAAAATAATTAATTATAAGGAGGCCACTAATATGGCAAACGAAACAACAATGACTTTCATAGATGTTATGGAAGGTAAAGAACAACCTACACTCAAGGCGATAGCTGAAATTTTTGAAGTACCTGCACAGAGACTTTACTCTATTGCAAAGCAGCCTATCGCAGGCCAGGTATATGATGCAAAAGTATACAACTGGGAAGCAATTAGCAGATTCATTGAAAAGAGAATTGGCAAGGAAGGCGACAAGTACGCTACATTCGAGGATGTTTACGAAGCAGCAATTGCTAAGGATGCAGAACTTGCACAGTCTGATAAGAGACGTGGTCCTCGTGGTAATGGTACCTCTAAGGTTATGATCGACCTTGGCGATGGCAAGACAATGCCTGCACGTAGAAAAGAAGTTGATATCGGCGACAAGATTTATCTTAAGAGATATGATGATGAATTCGAGGTTGTATACCTTACAGCTACACACGTAGTACTTAAGGTTGTAGATTCAACAATTCTTAACTGCTTGAGCAACTGGACATTTAACCAGCAACTCGACACAAAGAAAGGCACCGACAGCGATGCTGAATAATTAATAACGGAACGGCTAGGTTAGGCTAAAGTAAATATACATAACAACCTAGCCGTTACCTAATAATAAGAAAATAAAAAGTATTCAAAATAAAAGGAGAATGATATGGCTACATTAAAAATTACAGACGATTATTTTCGTGGTCCTCAAGGAGCCTACATAGTATGTAAGTCACAGGAAGAGATAGATGCCACATTGAAACATTTACATGAAATGGGTTATCTGTGGAATACAGGTGAGAACCTTTGGCCATTAGTTAAAGATAGTCCTTCATTTAGTGAACCTATACGTTTAAAGGACTATAAGAAAGAGTGTCCAGCATTATATCAGATATACGGAGATAATTACGACACTATAAATAATCGTGATGATGAAGTTATTGATACCTATTGTATATGTATAGGTGTACCTGCTTTTGATAAAATACCTCCTAATAGCGTATCTTATCATAGAGTATATAATATGCGAGATGAGAATCCATGGTTCTTACGTTCAAGACGTATGCTTTATAGTAATATAGAATGGCCTGAAAAATGCATATTTATTGCGGAGGCATTAAATTATGGCGATGAGAATTGATGTATCAGAAATAAAAACCTATAGGGAATGTAAACGTAAACACCAGTTTTCAAGTAGGAATCGTTTTCATTTAGTTCCTACTAAACCTTCAGATAATCTTATTTTCGGTACACAGTTTCACGAAATCTTACATTCAATTTATTTAGGCGTACCTCTTAATAAGATTCTTGCGTGGATAGATAAAGAGATAACAGACCCCGTTTACTGGAAGACAGCAACTGCAATGGCAGAAGGTTACTATAAGGAAATTTACCTTCCGCAAGACAAGGACCGTTACAAAGTAATAGATATCGAAAAAGCTTTTGAATTTCCTATCACAGACGACTCTGAAATAGTAGCTTGTGGTTCAATCGATATGATTGCTCTTGATACACAAACAAATGAATTAGTAGGATTTGAGCATAAGACAGCTAAGAATTTCAGACCTGAGGTTTATAATTTTATAGATGAACAACCTAGACTTTATTCGGTAGCTCTGCGTAGAATTTTGGAAGAATACAAAAAGGCTGGTAGAGTTGCAAATGATGTTACAATAGGGCCCATCTACTTGAACCAGGTAAAGAAACTACAAAGATCATTTGATGCCTGCAGAACAGAATGTAGGTATAGTGAAGAGGACTTATCAAGATTTATGAAATCATTTGTTGCAAGTGCAAAAGATATTTCAGAGGATAGTAAAGAAGAATTACCGGAGCCTGGTTACATGAAATGCCAGATGTGTGATTATGCAGATTTATGTATGCATTATGGTTATGCACCTATAAATAAAGATGAATTACTCGATGAGTTCGAAGGGGAATATCATGAAAGAGAGGTGGACCATTTGGATGAAAAATCCGAGCGAGCTATCCTTCAAAGCCCCGACCCCAACCCCGATACAAATCAGCAACCCGGTCTTGTTCAAGTTCCCGCGCAGAGCGAAAAAGTGCATGTTGACTTTGGAGGCAATAAATAATGTGGGTGTATATATTTGATAGTGCTAAATCAGTATTTATAGTAGGATTTTACAATCCACAAGGACAGTTTTTGGAATGCTTTAAGTACACAGATAAAATTGATGCTGTGAAACAGGTTCACTATATGAACGGTGGTAATTGATGAGAGTTAAGTTTACAGATATAAATTTATGGTATCCGCAATGGAACCAAATGATTCCTTTTAGATTCTATTGGCCATTATCTAAAAAAGTAAATGGTGATGATTACTCATTCAATATTATGGATTATTCTACATGGTGTTTTAAATTACCTGATGGTAGAATTGCTCAAATGGGTGATTGCGATATTGAAATAAAAGGAAAGAAAGTTACTAATTTATATTCAATGTTCAAGTTACTTGATGGTAGTGTACAGTATAATTGCACAGTACCTGGTGAAGATGGAGTAACTGTAGATATTGTGCAAGCAGATGAAGTTTACTTCGTTGGAGATGCTTGGGATATCGATGGTAATGATATTGAATAGTTCTAAAAAGAAAAAAGTTTCAATTTTCTTCTTAAAAAGGGTTGACATTACCTTGAAAATATGTTATAATATAAATATGAAATATCACTTATAAAGACGATATTTTCATTATAGGTTAGGTGTGTTCGAGAAAAGTTGGCCTGACCTATATTACGGATAAGTAGCTTAACGGAAGCAGCTCAACATAACCAAGCGAGTATATTGTTCGAAACGTCGCTGAACTAGGTTCGACTCCTAGCTTATCCTGAGGCTCCACTCGCCCGGAGCCAATATAACCGAATAGAACAATGGTAAGTTCAACAGACTTTGACTCTGTAGATATTGGTTCAACTCCAGTTTCGGTTGCCAACAATAAATATAATTTAATAAGGAGGACATATGGAAGCTATTGATTTTGAGAATGAACCTTTAGAAGGTATATTTGCACTTGTATATGGTGAATCAGGTACAGGTAAAACTCATTTGATGGCAACTATAGGTGAACTTGGTAAGGTCTTAATAGTAGATGCTGATAAAGGTAGAAGAACTATTCAGCGCGCTGAAGATCTTTCAATTTACTGGAAAAATCTGGAAGTCGTTTCATTTGATAAGTTCGCAGATCTTGAACAGTTACGTAAATTGTGCGCAGCTAATGACCCTACACAATGGAGTAAAGCTATTGGCAAGGAAATTAAATCAAAGTTCGATTGGATTGTAATCGATACCTGGACTGAAATTCAGTGGGTAATGTTACAAAAGTTACGTAATGAGCAAGGTTTAGGTGGTGGTGCAAATGAATCATTAACCTACCGTAAGAACATTCAGATTCAACATTGGGGTATGATGACTGATTTGAACAAATTGGCTGTCGAAGCATTTAAAGATATCTCTAAAGATGGTTTGAATATAGTATTTACAATGCAGGAAGCTGTTGTTAAAGATGAGATAACAGGTACAATGGTTAAAGGACCTGCAATACACGGTAAACTTGTAAAAGAATTACCTGCTTATTTTGAGATAGTTGTACATACTTATAACGATATTCAGGGTAACTGGTGTGCAACAACTTTACCTAAACAAGGCTGGCCTGCAAAGACACGTCTTGGTAAAGGTAGAGAATACAAAAATCCTAAGGCTATGGAGATATTTCAATAATGAAGTTTATTAAAGGATTTTTAACAGTAGTAATTGTAATAGGTGTTTTTGTAGGGGGATTTTATTTAGGACGATTAACTGCATCTTATGATATAAAGTTAGAGCCTAAACAAGTATTATATGAGGAAAATTAAAATACCCGTAAAAGATATACGCGATCAACAAGGTTGGGTTTATCTTACAACAGAACAATTAATAAATAGTGCGATTGAGCACGATGTAGATGATGAGAGTTTTGAGTTTAGTTTAAACAGTTTTTGTGAAGCTTCAATATCGGCTTCGTCTTACTGTAAAAAATTTAAAGCCGAAGCTCGTAGATTATGGCGAAACAGGCAGCAAAAAGCGACTAACACTGCCTCGCAATATATAAATTAAAAAATTTTTGGAGGAATTAAAAATGGCAAACATGACAATCGATTTTTCGAATGTACAAGGCAATGTAGTACTTGAAGAGGGTACATACGTAGTAAATTTGGAGGCTGCAGAGATGGGAACATCTTCAAGTGGTAAGGAAATGCTTAAGGTAAGATTTAAGGAGCCTGAAAGCGGTGCGGCAATTTTCGAAAACTATGTGTTGCAAGAGAATTGTTTGTGGAAGCTTAAGGAATTACTTACAGCAGCTGGTTATGAAGCAACTGGTGCAGTAGATTTTGATCCTGCAGATCTCGTAGGTCTCTCTTTCAAGGCAAAGGTTATCAAGGATAACTACAACGATTCTGATGTAAATAGAATCAAGAAAATTTTCGCAGCATAAGTATTAATAAAAGCGAGGGCGTAGAAGATGTCATTTTATGAACAATTTGTTCATTTTGAAAAAGTTTCAGGGGAACAATCCTACGCGCGCTGTCCGATGCACGACGATAAAAATGCATCCTTTACAGTTAATATGGATACGGATGCATGGTACTGTCACGGTTGTGGAACGGGAGGTCATTACGTAGAGTTTATTGAGCGTTATTACGATGTGGGTCGCGACATTGCAGTAAATGCTGTTAAACAATGGAAGACACGTAAGACTTTTCCGTTCCCGACTGAAGAGTATGTTGAAACCTGTATAAAAAGACTTCAAGAACGTCCTGCTGAAATAAAAATACTTAATGGCTTTGGTATTTCAGATGAAGTAATTAAGCATTTTAAATTAGGTTGGGACGATACTAGAATAACCATTCCTCAATACAGTAAAACCGGTCAACTTATAAATGTAAGAAAATATTTACCTCCTCATAGAAGAATTGAAGGTAGTAATAACTCTAAGTGTATAGGTATAAAAGGTTGTAATGAGGCAAGATTTTTTCCTTATGAAAATCTAACAGTTGATAAACAAACTGTGTACATAGTAGAAGGTGAAAAGGATTGTCTTTGCGCTATTTCACAAGGTTTAAATTGTGTAACAGGTACCGGTGGTTCAAATATGCCGGAACACGAAGAACAATTGTTTGCAGATAAAGATGTTTACATAATGACGGATAACGATCCTGCGGGTACACGTCTAGCAACACGTTATTTGCAAGCGCTTGATGGAATAGCTAAGTCAATTAAAATTGTAAAACTTCCTGTTAAGGATTTTACAGATTACTGGGTACAATTTCATAACTTAGAACTTGAACAATACACTGAGGAAGCACCTACTTCAACATCGATGGCTGAGATACTTGATGAATCAACATCACTATCAAAAAGTGAATATGTCGAGAACTTAAATACTTGGGTAGCGTTAGAGAATATGTGTGTAATCGGTGTAGACCCTAAAACTTATACTATACCAAGTAAGTTAAGGGTTAAATGTGGTAATAGTGCTTGTACAAAACCTTGCAGAATAGGATTAGCAAAAACTGCCGAAGAGATTGAAATTGACCCTCGGCAGCTATTGCAGTTTGTAGATAGTTCGGATAAAGTACAAGATGATTACTTGCGCAAGTTACTGAGTTGTAAATCTGTAAATGGTGAACCTGCTGCTTATGTAAATGTTCAAAAAATAATTTTTCAAGAAACAGCTTCATTTGTAGATGGTCTCGATGAGGCAACATTTGAACCTAGATACGGAATTTATCTATACGAAGAAACACGTCTTGTACCCACTGTAAAATATAATTTTCAAGCTTGTCGTGTAACGGATCCACGTAATCAGCAATGTTATTATGTTATTCGTCAAGCTGAGGCAGTTCAATCTGCTGTTGAAGAATGTAGTCAAGACACTATAAAATATTTTCAAGCTTGTGCTTCTAGTTGTAATTCGGCTTCAGAATTAGTTGCATTACACTATGAAAAATGGGAGCAGACATTAGGTATTGAGGGGCGTCCAGATTTATTTGGTGCAATGCTTGCGACATATGCAAGTGTAACTGAAATACCATGGAAAGGTGGTACAATAAAGGGTTGGCTTGACACTATGATAATAGGTGATACTCGTACGGGTAAATCACAAATGGCTCAACGTTTTGTTAAACATCTTCAACTTGGAAGTTATATTAATGGTGAAAATGCGCGTAGAACTGGTATTATAGGCGGTGTACAGCGAAGTGGTGATAGTTGGATTATTACTTGGGGCGCTATACCTATGAATGATAAAGGGCTTCTTGTAATAGATGAAGCCTCTGGTCTTGAAGTCGAAGATATAAAGGAATTAAGTGCAACACGTTCAAGTGGCGCAGTTACAATTAATAAAATAGCAAAAGGTGAAGCTCGAGCGCGTACAAGGCTTATATGGCTTAGTAACCCTCGTTCGGGTAGAAACATAGAAGATTTTTATTGGAAAGGATACGGTGCATTTACTGAATTCATTCCTGTAGTAGAAGACCAGGCAAGATATGATTTACTTTTATCCGCCGCAAGAGAAGACGTACCTGTCCTTAAAGGCTTGCGACAAGAAACAGTTGATACTTCGAAGTATAAAGGTTTATTTAGTTTTGCTTGGAATGTAGAAAAAGACGATATAGTAATACCGAATGACACACAACGAGAAGTTGAGAAAGTTGTGCAAGAACTTGCTCAAGACTATGACGGAGGACCGTTGATAGTTCCTGTAGCAGTACACGAAAAATTATTAAGACTTTCTTGTGCATTCGCAGTATTATGTGGTTCAATTGTAGGCAGACGTTTAATCGTAATGCCTAAACATGTTCAGTATGGTCAAGAGTTTTTAAGGATAGCTCTTAATAAACCTACACTGGATTATAAAGGTTTTATCGAGGAGAATAAACGTGCTGCTCGAGATAAAGCTAAAAATGTTGATTTCGTAAAAGGTTTGATAGCTCAATACCCTGCAATGAGAATTTTGTTATCAGCTCAAAGATTTAGAGGTCAACAAATGCGAGAGATATTAGGTCTTTCTGCAGAAGAAAGTTCGAAGTTACTTTCAGAACTTTTAACACGTGGTTTGATGAAGATGTCATACCAAGGCACTTATCAACCTGATAAAGTACTTGTAGATATAACACGACAAATGGAGGTAAGATAGTTGGATATTGTCGATAACATGTTTGACAGAGAAAAAGTCGAACGAATACTTAATAATTATCCGTTACTTGAAACTATCTTAGCCAGTGGTATGGTAAGTAAGAAAATGTGCCGCGAACTACTGGATATAGATAAGTGGTTAATGGATGACTTATACAAAGAACTTATGCTTGCAGGAGCTGTAAAAGGTCTTTCAAGCAGTACATTTAGAGCAAAGGATGATACTTTGCTTTTGATAAAAGAAAGGAGAGGTAAAAAAGATGTCTAAAGCAGTTGTATTGCTTAGCGGCGGCGTAGATTCAGCTACCTGTTTAGGATTAGCTGTATTACGTCATGGTGCTGAAAATGTATCAGCATTATCCGTAAGTTATGGTCAGAAACATATTAAAGAAAGAGAATGTGCAAAAAAGCTTGCACAATATTATGGTGTTAAATTGTATGAAGTAGATTTATCATCTACAATGCAATATAGTAATTGTCCTTTACTTGCTAAAAGTACTGAAGAGATGCCGCACGAAAGTTACGCTGATCAAATTAAGCAAAATGGTGAAGGTACTGTAAAAACTTATGTACCGTTTAGAAATGGTCTTATGTTGTCATCAGCTGCAGCATTAGCACTTTCAATCTATCCCGATGAAATGGTAGAATTATATTATGGTGCACATGCTGACGACGCTGCAGGTAGAGCATATCCTGATTGTACTGAAGAATTTGCAGCAGCTATGGATGGAGCGCTTTACGAAGGTAGTGGACATTTACTTTCTATACGTGCTCCGCTTATTGATTTTAATAAGGCTCAAGTCGTTGCAAAAGGTCTTGCAATAGGTGTACCTTATCAATATACTTGGAGCTGTTATGAAGGTGGCGATAAACCTTGCGGTGTTTGTGGTACCTGTATTGATAGAGCAGCTGCATTTGCAGCAAATGGGATCGAAGATCCTGCATTAAAGGAGGAAGAGTAATGAGTACACAAAATAGTTATGAGATGACTGTAACTAAAGAAGTGAGTTGGGATATGTCTCATCGCTTGAGCAAGCATAAAGGATTGTGCAAGAATTTACATGGACATACCTATAAGTTGCAAGCTACATTTGGAACACCAGGTGGTAAACTTACTGATGGTATGCTTGCAGATTTTAAGGATATTAAAAATATCCTTGAACAAGCAGTTGTGTCAAAACTTGATCATGGATGTTTATTAGATGGTAGAGCTGATGATACTAAAGTAGGCACAGCACTTAAAGAGTTAGGTTTAAAACTTATTTATTTGGATTGTGAACCTACAGCAGAGAATATGGTTTTGCAAATAGCAAATTGGATCAAAGAAGTAAATAAGAATAAAGATTTAATCTTGGTCAAGTTAAAGCTTTGGGAAACACCTACAAGTTTTGTGGAGGTTACGTTCTAATGAAAGTAATAGAGATATTTGATTCAATACAGGGTGAAGGTTGTCATCTTGGTGTGCCTGCAAATTTCATTAGACTTGCAGGATGTAATTTAAAATGTCCTTGGTGTGATACTGACTGGTCACCTGAAAAAGCTATTGAAATGCCTATTGATGAAATTTGTAATAAAATTGCAAATAGAAGAATCTTAACAGTTATAACTGGTGGTGAACCTTTTATTTGGGGCGAACAACTTGAACAACTAATTGATGCTATAATTAAAAAATGTGATACATTTGTAGCTATTGAAACAAATGGTACTTATCCTACTAAACATATTAAAGATAAATATGGTGCTCAAGTTTGGATTACTTGTAGTCCTAAGCCTGAGAAGCATTGGAGAACACATTCTGATTGTGTTTATGATGAGCTTAAGTTTGTTGTAGATGACAAAATTACTTATGTAACTATTGCACAATATTTTGATAAAGATGTACCTATATGGTTACAACCTGAAGCAAGCAATATGCAGGAAGCTTGGAAGATTTGTAATTCATGGGCGCATGAAGCAGCTTTAGAAGCAGATGTACGTGTTGGCGTACAATTACATAAACTTATGGAGGTAAGATAATGTATCCCGCAGATAATCTTATAGCAGAAGCACGTATAAGAGAGATTTTAAAATATATAGGTGAAGATCCTGAGCGTGAGGGCTTGCGCAAGACTCCTGAAAGAGTACGTAAGTCTTACGATGAAATATTTGGAGGTTATAAGTATGACCCTAAACAAATATTATCAGCTACATTTGCCGAAGACGGTGTTGTAGAAGATAAATATCAGCAAGGTATGGTTATTGTACGCGATATTCAATTCTATTCACATTGTGAACATCATATGGTTCCTTTCTTTGGTAAAGCGCATGTAGGTTATATACCTAGTAAGAAGGTTGTAGGTCTTTCGAAAATAGCAAGACTTGTAGATGCTTATGCAAGACGTTTACAAATACAAGAAAGATTGGGTAAACAGGTAGCTGATACTATGATGGAAGTACTTGAACCTCTTGGCGTAATGGTAGTAATTGAAGCTGAGCATATGTGTATGAAAATGCGTGGTATCAAGAATCCTTGTGCTGACACAGTAACTTCTGTTGTACGTGGTGCTTTCGAAAAGCCTGAAGTAAGAGCAGAATTTTTAGAACTACTTAAAAGACATTAATTATACGAACACACATTTCTCGTTAAAAGGGTTGACTTTTATCTGGAATGTGTGTTATAATATAAATATAAAAAGGAGGAAGTATTTTATGACTTTTAGCGAATATCAAGAATTTGCCAGTAAGGGAATTCTTAATGCAAAACACCAAGAGCCTTTATTAAATTTTGCTTTAGGTTTGACAGGTGAAACAGGTGAGGTAGTAGATCTTATTAAAAAACAAATATTTCAAGGACATATAATAAATCCTAATGATTTTCTTGAAGAACTTGGTGATGTACTTTGGTATGTCGCAAATATCGCAAGTGAATGTGGGATAAATCTTGAAGCCGTTGCAATAAATAATAGACGTAAACTTGAACAAAGATATAAGGAGGAATATAAAAATGACTAAGTACGTAGGTGAGATAATATCTTCACAACCTGTGTGTACTTATAAAGATCCTATAAATCCTGAACATTATAAAACGGGTGGACTTGAGACAATTAAAATTCTTGAAGCTAAACTAACTAAAGAACAGTTGAAGGGATTTTATTTAGGTAATGTTATTAAATATGTTACACGTGCTGAGTATAAAAATGGTTCTGAGGACTTAAAGAAAGCACAATACTATTTGAATAAACTGGTTGAATTGGAGGATCATGACTAAATGAAAATTGCAAGTATAGTTCCTATAAATAATTCTTCAAAAGCTTTTGAGGGCAAGTATTCAATGATACTTGCTCCTTTAGCCGACCATTTTGTTTATGCAGCTGCAAAGAAACCTTTAGGTAATTTTACTATTGTAGATAATGGTGCATATGAAGATGGTAAACCTGTAGATATTATGCAACTTGTAAAAGCAGCAGCTTCTGTAGATGGCGATGAAATAATATTACCTGATGTATTAGGCGATAAAGATAATACTGTGTACTTAACAACTAAAGCTATTGATACACTTGCTTCTAATGGTCTTATAAATAGATTTAGACTTATGGCTGTTTGTCAAGGTTCTACAATTAAAGAATTTGAACAATGCTTTAAATTGTTTGATTCGAATCCTTATATTGATACTATAGGTATTCCTAAAATAGCCGGAGAATTAAGACTTGATGGACGTGCAGGATTAGAATATATTTGGCGAGATACTAAAAAGGCTATTCATTTACTTGGATGTAATAAAAATCTTATGGAATTTAAACAATTTGCGCATCCTGATAAAATACGTTCAGCTGATACTTGTATACCTGCATTATTATCAATTCGTAGTAGTAGAGGTAATGCTTTTGAAGATAGACCTGAAATTACTATTGATTTAAAAAAGGATAGTATTAATATCGAAAGGTATAAAAAGATTATGAAACAACTTGCGGCGGAGGGTTTAGTATGACAGTATTAGAAGCGATTGCACCTGAACTTGTAGGTACAGATAATGTAAGGGCTTCTATGAATCATGAAAGATGGTTTAAAGTAGTCAATAACGTACTTAATGTACCTCCTGATAATGTATTACGTGGCAACTTTACTTTAATGGATAATTACATTGAAGCAATACATAATTATCAAGCCGGTGAACCTAGTGTAGGTTGGTGGAATGATAATTTAATAGATGGCGTAACTTATACAGATGTATGTGATTGTATAGAAGCTATTAATTTTCTCAAGACTCAAGAAGTACTTGCAGTCGATATTGAATCACGTAATTTAGGTTACGATGGTAATAAAGTATTACTTATAGGTTTTGCTTATGATGATTATAAATCTATTGTAATAGCTAACTTTGAAAAGGAAGTACTTGAAAATTTACAGACATTATTCGCTAAAAAAGATATTAAGTTTATCTGGCATAATGGTAAATTCGATACTACACGATTATCGTACTTATTAGGAATAAATGCACGTATCGATGAAGATACAATGCTTCAACATTATGCATGTATCAATGAAAGAAAAAATACACATGGCTTGAAAGAGCTTGGTCCTCTTTATTTGGGGACTCCTGCGTGGGATGATGAACTTGACAATTATAAACGTAAATGGTGTTTACAACATAGAATTAAAGTTTCGGATTTTCAATACGATATGATACCTTCAAAGATTTTATTACCTTATCTTTACAGAGATTGCTGTGCAACTTTTCAACTTAATAAGCGATTTAAGATTCTTGCTAGATCTAATTCGGAGCAAGTGTATGCAAGATTAATTAGAGCTGCTAATGTATTTAAAGACATAGAAGTACAAGGTGCTTTAATTGATATGAATTATATTTATGAACTTCAAGATGAACTAGATACTAAAATATATGAAGCCGAAAAACATGTACAAGCGACAGCGCGTGAAATATGGGATCCTATCCAATATGCTAAAGATACAGGTGCTAAAACTTATGAAAAGATTTTTTCACACAAATCACCTAAACAATTGAAATGGATGCTTGAACAACTTGTAGGACCTATTGCTTCTACACGTGCAGAAGTTCTTGAAAAACTTGCAGAGGATCATCCTGATATTGAATTTATCGAAGCAATTATGGATTTGCGCAAGTATAATAAATATATGGATACTTATGTAATGGGTTTACAAGAACTTGTATGTAAAGATGGTAGATTAAGATGTACCTATAATTTGCACGGAACAGAAACAGGACGTTTATCATGTTCGGATCCTAATTTGCAAAATATTCCAAGAGATAAACTTATTAAAAATTTGTTCAAGTCTTCTGCAGGTAAAGTACTTGTACAATTTGACTATTCACAAGCTGAATTACGTGTATTAGCTTATTTGTCGCAAGATGAGTATTTGCGCGAAACTTACCGTGATGGTAAAGACTTGCACGATGCTATGGCTTTAAAAATATTTGGACCCAATTTCAATAAAGAGCAACGTGTAGCAGCTAAGACAGTTAACTTCGGTATTCCTTATGGACGTGGACCTGGTTCAATGCATGCTAAGTTAGGTATGACACTTGCAGAGGCTACTAAACTTATTAAAGATTGGTATGCAGCAGCTCCTGGAGCTAAGAAGTGGGTAGATGAAATGCGTAAGAGACCTTATAAAAAAGGAGAACCTTACACTACAATATTTGGACGTCAGAGACATTACATTATTACAATGGATAATCGTAACCATATTGAAAACGAGGCTGTAAATTTTCCTATTCAATCTGTAGCTTCTGATTTAACTATGACAAGTCTTTGTGAAATTTCTGATTGGATAAAATCCTCAGGATTAAGTAATAGATGTACTATAGTAAATACAGTACATGACTCTATTGTACTAGAATGTGATAACGATGCAGATTTACTTGAACAAGTAGTTAAAGTAGGTGTAGGTATTATGTCGAGTGTACCTAAAAAATATTTAACTAATCCTATATTAGATTTTCCGTTTGTAGCGGATGCTGAAATAGGTTATAAATGGGGAGGACTTAAAGATGCAACTGAGTATATCGAAAGCTTGCGCAGTGACGCGGAGCATTAATAAAACTAAACTTATAGTACGTCTTGAAGACTTAGATAATAAGGATAAACTCTTTTTAAGACGTAATGCAGTGGGACTAGACACAAAAGATAATAAGTTTATATTCGATGATAATATTTTTAATAGAATTCTTTTAGGTATGAATATGGACGAGTATATAAAATCTGCCCGTACCCCTGTTCTGTCGCAAGTCCCGCGCGAAGCGCGATCTTATCAGCAGTCCGATATTGAGACTATGATTTCAAGAAAATGGTCTTTAAATCGTAATAAGCCTGGTTATGGTAAAACGTTTGAGACTATTGCCTATTGTAAAATGATGGGATTCAGTAGAATACTTATTGTATGTCCTAAATCAGTTATTTCACAGTGGATTGATCAATTTCATAAGTGGGCGCCTGAACTTGAGCAACAGATGATTTGCGAAAGCGGGGGGCTGGGGCCTAGTAAGAACAACAATATCATTTATGTAACTAATTATGAATCATTAGTTGGGCGTAAAATGAGAGGTGCACGTGAGGAAAAGCCTTCACAAGTATTACTACATTGTAAACAATTTACTTGGGATATTATTGTTTGCGATGAATCACATCGTATTAAGAATCCTAAATCGAAAGTAACTTGCGCAGTTAAATCAATACCAGCTTTACAGAAAATGCCTTTAACAGGTACACCTATTTTAGGTAGACCTTCTGATTTATGGTCACAATTAAACTTTATGAGTGAAGAGCTAAGCGGGCGTAATTACTGGGCATTTGTTCAAAGATTTTGTGAAGTAGAGGAAAATCATTTTGGTAAACAAATCTTGGGTTTAACTCCGTCAGATACCGCGAAAGAATTACTTGCAAAAGCATTATCTATGGTTTCAGTAGGTGGTGAAAATCAAAATGTTACTACAGGTAAAAATATAATACCTATTGAACTTGACTGGGATAAAGATCAAAGAAAACTTTATGTAGCGGTGTTAAATTTGAGTTTAGATTACTTGAACGATAATGGTATTACTGTAAAGAATGCTATGGATCAAATGATTAAACAACAGCAATTGACTACAAATCCTGGTAAGCACGGTATAAAATCTAATCCTAAGTTTGAATGGATCAAAGATTGGCTTGAAGATAACGAAGATGAAAAAGTAGTTATTTATTCAAAATATACTGAAGTACTTGAAGCATTTGCTAAGTATATAGATAATGATAATAATATCTATTGTGGTAGTAAGTCGACTAAAGAACGTGATATTATTAAACAAGATTTTATAAACAATAAGAATACACGTTATATCTTAGGTACTATAGGAGCATTGGGTACAGGTGTAGATGGCTTGCAAAGCGTGTGCCGTAATGTTATCTTTTTAGATAGAGATTACACTCCTGGCAATAATGAGCAAGCTGAGGATCGTGTAAATCGTTCAGGACAGATAGGTATGACTAATGTTTGGATATTGCATATGAAGCATTCAATTGATCAACATGTTGAAGGTATTCAATCTAAAAAAGCGGAAGATATCGAGGAGGTGTTCAAGTGCATTCGTTCTCAGTTTTAATACTTGATCCAGGTAATAGTACAGGATGGCTTTTTGTAGAATATAATGGGCAAGGTCAACGTGAAGGAGATGTTTATGGCGGTACTATAAGTGAGTGTCATTTAGATGTAGGTAGATTAATTGCATGGTTACGTCCTGATGTAGTTATCTATGAGACATTTCAACTTTACCCTGGTAAAGCAAATCATATGCAATGGAATTCATTTTATCCTTGTGAAGTTATAGGTGTAATTAAATATTGCGTAGGTTGTAGGCATAATACTGAACTTGTAGGATTACAACCTTCTGTTAAAAAATACGCAGGAGTTACTGACGAATGGAAGGAAATACATTCTGGAGAAAAATTGTTGTCTTTAGGAATCGATGGTAAAAATCCTTGGTACGGTACTTTAACAGAACATACAAGGGATACATATAGACTGTGGAAATACTGGGACCGAAATGAGAAGCAAAAATACTTAGATAAGCGTAAATAATTACGCTTATAACAAGCGATTTTCATTTTCAAGTATTTATATGAAGAAAAAATTCTTGCAAGAATTTGCTATGATTTTGCATGCGTATTGCGCTAAAAATTATAGTTTAAAAAATTAAAATTTAAAAAGAAAGCCCTCTTGAGCTTGGGCGGCTCTTGAGGGCTCTTTATTTACCATATGCGAGGTCACTGAATATGGTCGAGAATTTGTTTGATCTCCTCTTCGGTAATAGGCGCGTTTTCATAAATTTCGCCTATACCTTTAGAAATTAGTTGTGCAAGTTCTTCTGATGAAAGTTTTTGCAGTTGTGTGAGATCAGTTGTCTTTTTGCGATTAGCTATAAGGGCTTTAAAAATTTCCCATATACCATCGCGTCCGTATGTTTCAAATAACATATAAATTGATTGACTAGCACCTAAAGTACCTATCCAATACCATATAATGTCGGCTGATTCAAACGGTGATACTTGTTTAAAATAGTAGAAGTAAATACAGCTCCCAGCAAAACAAATAACTAAAGTAATTGCATACATTATTGCTTTAAATATTTTTTGCAGTGTCGCGTTATCAGTAAGTCCCTGTTTCTGAAATGCGGCCTTGATAGGAAGTTTAACAGCTTCCACAAATATTGCAGCTATGAGCCCTATCAACAGAACGTCCAGGGTGTAATCTAACATGATTACCACCTCTTAGCTTTTACTTCTTCAGTGGTAGTTGTCTGGGACGTGGCAACACCTAACTCAGCATTAACTTGTGCAAGTTCTGCTTCAAGTTCTGTCTTTCTTGTTTTGAGATTTTCAATACGTATGTATTCCTCGTATTCTGCAGAAGACATTACTACAGGTTCTACTTCATAGGTATCATACATACCATCAGTTCTTAAATATGCGCGCATAAATAATTCTCCTTATTGTGTTAATTAACTACATACATGTAGTATTTTAATGTTTTACCTTCGCCGACATCTGTATCGGTTAGCCAGTCTTTTGCAAGTGTTACGTAAGTATTTGTATCAAATCTATTACTATAATAGTCTGAATACATCATATTCATTGCAGCATAGAAATCTGCTTTATCGCAATCACCTGCATAACTAGAAGTTTGTTCGTAAGTCCAATGTTCACCAGTAGTTCCGTCTTTATTTTTCATATGCGAAACCCATTCTTGAGCCATTTCCTTACTAAGATGATCTCCATATACCATTTTATGTAATTTACATTTATAATGTATATAAACATCATAGTTGGTTTCTTTCAAATCATTAAGTAAATCTTCGAACATTTTACTGAGACAGTGCATATGTTCTGTATCTCCACTTTCAACAATTTGATCGATATACTTCTTAACTTGCATCAGTACTATCCTCCCTAGGTGTAGATGTAGTAGCTGCTACAGGAATACTTGCGAGAACGTTTTGTGGTGCGCAAGATAAACCTTCAAGTACTCTAAATACTGCAGATGTAGCTGTAGTAGATATTCTTATAGGATATCTATGTCTTGTTCTTAATCCGCAAGCTGTTACTTGAGCACAATTACTTTTTGTTAAAGGATATTGTACTGTGCTTGTACCTATTGTAATAGCAACTGGAGTACCAATAGTTACAGTAGTAGGAATATTTTGAATAACAAATAAGCAAATTCTTTCATTGTTATTAAAAGATCTTGCAGGAATATTAATTACTAATGTAGTTCCTACCATCGTTACTGCTTGACTAAATACAGCTCTATTACATATTCTGCCCTGACATTTCATAAAATTATCTCCTTTATCAGATGTAAGAGGGTGCAGGGTCGGTACACCCTCTTCATCGAATTACTTATCTACTATGATCGCTCATAGGAATTAGCCATTGCAACAATTACTATTATTGCCACAGCAGTTACCATTGCCATTATTATATAAGCCATATGTGCCAAAATAACTTGACATATAAGGACTACATGTAATATAGCAAGGCTGTGAACGAGGTAACAAAGTATCAACCAAAGTATTTGTTTGATTCTGATTCTGTGATACAAGTTGAGATACAAGTAATTGACGTTGTAATTCATTATTGACATCACGAAGTGACTGAATCGTATTACCTTGCATGAGCGCTCTTGTTTGCTCGCCATCGTTCTGAATAGCTGTCTTGATATCACAGCAACATTGTGCTAGCTGAGCTTGCTGATTCTGGAATCCGAGTTGCATTGCAAATTGTGCTTCAAGTATCTGTTTTTGTGTTGCACAAGCTGTGTTGAAAACATCTTCTTGTGTTCTACAAGAACTCGTAAGTACATCTCTTTCTACTTGTGATAAATCATAGCTACGATTGTTGGAATTCTGTGTAGCAATTAATGCTGCTAGTGCTGCACTATCACCATTACCACCATGATTACCTTCACAAGAGTTGCCTCTCTGATTTCCAAAGTTGCCTCCCCAGCCAAAAGCGAAGAATATCAATACGAGCACGATAACCCACATAAATACTCCACCGCTCATACTGTCACCACGATTTCTATCCATATAGATAAGATCGCTTGCTTCTAAAGCCATAAAGTTTTAATCTCCTTAATTTATTTTCAAATACCTCATATAACCCTGCGCACTGATTCTATAAGGTACATTGAATCAAAATCCAGTAAATCCTCTCTTATTCGATTTGCCAGCTCGAATAGCTTTTTCTGCCTTAATCCATTCTGAATTAGGTATTGTATACTTACATCCAAATCTTTTAAGTACGTTATACATATTCTTTATCTTAGATAGATCTTCTAATGTTAGCTTACCTTGTGAGGATAGCTCAATTAATACCTTTGAAGCATCTTCACCGGCATTGTACATTCTTTTTAGAATTGCCGCTGTTTCAGGATCTTTCTTAGCTCCTTGGTCAAACAACCAATTGACCATCTGATTAGGCGAAGTGAAATTATTAATAATATTCACAAGCTTATTCCAACTGAATGCCATATCATTCACCTGCCTTCGCTTTACTCAACTTCTTCACAGTTGCATCTAATGCTTTCAATTGAGTACCAAATTCATCCATCTTTTCTAATACAGAATTAATAATATCATTATTTGCATTAGTATCCATTGAAGGCGTTTCAACTACAGATTCTTCTTTTTGCTGTTTAGCATTACCTGCCGTAGAGCCAAAATAGAAATCTTGCACACAACATTGACCATTGACGAACTTCTTGCTATAGAACATACCGTGTTCAAAATCAAAGAACAACGTTGGTGTTCCATCTGCAGGTACAGGATAATTTTCTACTTCTTTATAGTCATGAACCTGTATCCAGACGCCTCGTTGACCCATTGAAGGATTCACGTTCATTGCTGGTTGATTATTGCCCATCATTTGTGCTTGACTCTGTTTGTAAGCTGCATACATATTATCAATGCTTGCATTTACGTTAGGGTTATAATTCGGCATTGGGGCACCATATACCCCATAAGGGTTCGGCATCATTCCATTCAAATTATTCCAAGCCATATTAGGTTTCCTCCTCTGTATTTATTACATAGTCATCTACAGAAGCTTCAGTACCAGAAGCTAATAGACCACTAAGATTTTCCTTTGCAAATTTCATTATCTTGTCTGCACCATCTAAAATCTTTTGAGATAAAGGTTTCTCTTCATACCTGTCAATTTCTCGAAGATACAATAGAAGAAACTTCGTTTCATTGTCTGATAACTTTTCGCCTTGAGCATATCTTCTCATTATCTCAGAAGCTGTATCAGTCAAATTGTTCAAGAATCGTTCTCTAAAATTCGTATTCATACCTATACCCCATAAACTTCAAGATGTGCTTTTGCTTTACATTCTTCAACATAAGCATTATAGACTTCAAATGTTCCATAATCTGTCCCGGCAAGTTTCTCTCTAAGAATCTTATTTTCATCATCAGCTGTATACTTTTCTCTTATGTATTGAACTGTTAAAACATTATATTCAACTTTTAACTCTTCATCTGTTTTTGCGGGTGGTGTATAATCTTTCAACACACCTCTTGTCTTCTTTACTGTCGTTGTTCCTGTTTGAACTAATACTGTTTTTGGTACTGTAATGGGAACACCGTACATACTCTCCACTGCCTCGTCTATTGTTTGTTCTTCATAAACAGGCTCTTCATAGTCATATTCTTCATATTCCCAATGCTTGGTCTTATCTCTTAAAGCTTGTTTTACAGCTTCAAATTCTTCCTCTGTGTATTCGTAGGTATTACCCTCAATTAAAGGAAATGATTGCATATTAAACTCTCCGCAAGGAGTTATCTTATAGGTTTTTACTTCTTCCATATTTATTCTCCTTTATAGAATATTTGTACCATAGATTTTTATCGGAACCATTACCCAATTATTAGAGGTACTGCCATTATATCCACCAAATACATATAACTGGGTATCACTCTTGACACCAATATAGCGAGTCAACATATCACCATCGGCATCATAAGGGGAATATCCAAACAACTTCATACGCATAGTCGTATATCCATAACTTGTACCTGTTCTAAATTTTCTGTGCTGAATTATATTACTTTTCATGCCTATATATAAGTTCTCAACATACTCAATAACAATATACTTATAATTTGTTATAGCCTCACTCAAAGTTATATCTCCACCTGAAAATTCTGACGAAGTACTTCCGTTCTCCCACAATAATGTTAGCTGTAATTCTTCTGTAATCTCATCTAAATCTTTTTGATGTATTATAGCTCCATTATATGGTTGATAAGGATATGGGATAGTGCCTTTGGTTAGCATAACTTTATCTACATTTACAGCTTTGCTATTTCTAACAGTAATACCTAATATAACATATTTTTTAGAAGGAATAAAAGTAGTACTTACATTTCTATCTACGTTTACATCCGAATATTCATAAGTAGCTAACTCCATACCATTATTAGCTAGCTGGCCATAATCAATAATACCATCACTAACACCAATAGCGCTACTGGTTGGATAACTATCACTTTGAAACAGGAATAGACCACCATTACCACTAATAGTTTGGCTAGTAGTACACGAAAATGTATATGCGTTTCCAACTTCTACTTCTGTAATTGCGACAAAAGTCCATGCATATTGAGAAACATATGATTTTGTACCGTCCCAATTAAATAAATTCAACCCTTTCTCTACTTCTTCTCTTACTCTTAATTCCATATCTTGATTTAAAGTATGTATGGGTTGATTTAAGAGAATTGTTTCGGTATAAGCCTCACTATCTGAAAGCTCATATTGAATAACAATACCCGCATTTACTAAAATAGCCATTTTAGTAGTTGCATCACCTGTCACGCCATTAGTTGTTATTCTTAGACCAATACCATCATCGTTTTCTGTCAAATTACAAACCGCAATAACAGAACCATAACTGACATAGTCGTTACTATTAAAGCTTTTATAATTTGATATGACAGCTGTAACATAGTTAGCATTAGGAATTTTAATAGAAATTAAAGCTAAGTCTTCCCAATTATGATTTACCGTTGTATCTGCCGTTACTTTATAATAACCTGTTTTTCTATGAATAGTTGCAGTGCCGTCACCATTATCCTTAAATGTATCAAAAGCACCTAGATTATATAAATTCTTTTCATTTATTGAGTTAATATATGTTTGAGTGTAACCAGATGATGTTGATGTACCATAACTGGTATCAAGATTAGCTGTTGGACCTGTATCGCCTTTATCACCTTTCTCACCTTGGGGTCCTTGAGCGCCCGTTGCACCTCGTATGTTTCCAATGACTCCGAGATTAGTATTGTATGTACAATCGTAGCCAAGATCATTACCTATATCTGTTACAGATGCAATCTTGTATATATTACCTATATTGCTAGAAGTAGCTGCATCACTTATTGCTACATAGTTTCCAATAGCAGGAGTGACTGTCTCAGTAGATGTAGTTCTTATTCGGATAGTACCACTATCATACATATAGCCTACAAACATCGGATTACCTTGATCACCTTTAGGACCTTGGTTACCCTGATTTCCTTGACGACCAGTTTCGCCTTTCTCGCCTCTAATGCTACCTAATCTACCATTTACACCATTAGTACTAGGTGTTGTATCATAGGTACATTCATACCTTTTTGTAGCTGTATCGTATGTTGATACAGAGGATATAAGATAAATATCACCTAAACGAGTTGAGTCATCACTATCAGATATTACTACAAAATCTCCTTGTCTTGGAGCTATATCTTGCGTATCAGTACGTTGAACATAGATTGTATCTGTAGAAGAATTAAAATAGCCTGAAAAATTTCCTACACCTATTTCACCCTGGAGACCTCTAATATTGCCAAGAACACCATCTGTACCAATATCTGTAGAGTATGTACAGTCATACCTATAATCAGTAGATTTAGTAGCAGTTGCTATCTGATAAACGTCACCAATATGATCGTTGTCTTGACTTTCAATTATTACTACGTAATCACCTGCAACAGGTATACCAGAACCTTCAGCTGTCTGAACACGAATTGTACCGTTACTGTACAGATAGCCCACAAAACTTGGATTGCCTCTAAGATAATTTCGCCACTCTACATATACTTTGGGCAAGTTCTTAATTGATATTTTTCCGACATAACCCATTGTCGAAATTACAGTTGTATTCTCAGCAAGCTCGTCCGTTGGCACAGACGATCTTTCATTCCAATAGTCGCTCGTAAATACATCAACTTTACCAATTGTGAATTCACGTGTTGTATACAGAGAAGCTATGCTATATCCTCGAGGTCCTGAACCTCTAGGAATACCAAAATCAAAGTCAAAAACTTTATGTTCGTCATCACCTGTAGCTGTTATAGCAACTGTAGGACTTGCACCAACATCAAGTTCGTGTGCACTTGCGACAGGTGTACCAAATTTAGCTGACGTACCTCGAGGAATTGTAAACACAAAATCAAGATATACTTCTACATCGTCGCTATTCAAGTCTTGCACGGATCGACTTGTAATAACTACATTTGCATCAGTTTTTTCTGCGCCTGTTACTGTAGATATATTACCTATATAAACATGCTGTGCCGACATATGATTATATAAAAACTGTAAATTCTCTACAATTTTGTTTTGATCTGATGCCAGAAATCCTGTAGCCGCTGTAACTTCAATACCTTTATTAATCTCTGCTAAGGGTACCCAATCAGGGCTTGTATTCCAGTTAGCCATTAATTAAACCTCCATTAATTGTAATTCATAATAGAATTGTGAACTTTCAAAATGTTTTTTAATAATTTTTACTTCAAATATACAATTAACTCCTTTACGAGATATGTATTCACCATTAAGAGTTTTTACATACATTTGAGTATTTATATGTACATTATTTGCTAAAGCCCATTGTGCAGGCACTTGCGCCTTAACAATATATTTACCGTTTTTATATTTGTCAAGTAATAATTGTGATATAGCTTTATCCCAAATAACTTTATTAATAGTAGTTTCAGACGTAATAAGTTCATTACTATTTATATTATATGCATAAGTATTTTTTAAATTCTCAGTAGTTAAATTACCTGCGCTATCTAACGAATAATCTTTATCTTCAGTATCTGTACTATATTTATATCCTTTGATATTTACTGTTACAGAAGTTATAAAATCTAAAATATCTGTAGCCTGTATTAAAGAAGGTAAATCTAGGATTGTATAACCTGCTCTATAAGTACCACCCATATAATAAATAAAATCTATATGTATTTGTTTTTTTAGAGGATTATCTGTGTCTGTTAAAGTAACTTGTACTAACGGTTGAATATCTTCATATAATTTAGCAGGTGTATTAGGATACTTACTTGTATCTATATCATTATAAACATAAGGATAAAATAATTTTTTATCATCATCACTAGGCGTTTGTTGCACCCCTTTATCATAAATAACTTGTTGCCAAGAATCTGTAGTCGCTTCTTGGTCAAAAAGGGAATCACTTTTAGTTGATACCCATGCGCTTAAATAATCAGATTCTTGTCTATCATCAGCTTCTGAATCAATTACTCTACCTGTATATATACCTTGAGTACTTATAAAAGGCGTGCACATTAAATTACTACTTTGATTATAAATATAATGTAAAGTATTTTCAATATAGGGAAGATGCGTAAAATAATAAATTCCTTTATTTGAATCCCATAATGATATTTCAGGATCTAAAGCATTAGTAAATCTTTTTAAAGCTTGATCGTGACTTCTATATAATTCATATTTAGATTGCCTATAATAAGAACTACCTTGTAATTGTACTTCAACAGTTAATTCACCTTTAACAGGCTGATCTAAAGTAATTTCATCATCTATAGTACATCTATATATTTCAGTACGCCCAACTGCAATATAGTTATTTCTATAATCATTAGTTAAATTACTATAAGCTATATCTATATAAAAATATTTAGGATCATCTGGTATTCGAGGATGTAATTTATTTTTAGCTGAATAAGATAAATCATATATATTATTATTTAGATGCGGAAAAGCCGCTTGTTTATAAGTTAATGATTTAAGTGTATTTAGATTTTTATCAGGCGTATTTAATATAGGTTGACTTTTGACTGTATCAATTATATTATTCGGAGCTATTTTCCAAGTCATATTCTGACTATATATACGCGGAGTTAATTCTAACATTAATAACACCTCACTACAATAAAAGTACCTAAATACGAATACACACGTAATTGTCCTAAAGTACATACTTTATCTAATAATTCACGTGCAGTAGATTTATACCACCAGCTATTAGGTACAGATATATTTTGACAATATGTTTTAGTCGTAGAATCTATATATTCCCAAGATAGGCCTACTGTACTAAATATTAAAGTAAGTAATTGATTTACCGTTCTAGTTTTTAAAGCTTGCGTATCAATATAAATACTATCTAGCAATTTATTATTGTCTATGCATTGTAAAGATACTTCAGATTTATTACTTTCAACATCCCAATCATATGTAATATAACTACCTATGATTTGCGAATCACCATTTTGATTTATAGCTTCGATTGTAACTTTAAATTCATCAGATAGTTTAGCATTTTTAGCTAACGTATGTATAGAGTTATCACGATCATAAATTACTATATCTGCATATTGTTCTACAAGTCCTGGAGATATTTGCATCTGTGAATCAAATGACTGTTCTGAATTTTCTACACTTTTTAATTCATTACCTGTATAATAACCTATAAAAGAACCATTTAACTGTGTAATGCGCAAGCTTTGATAAGGTTTATTTATAGATATAAATTCTACATATATACGTATAGTACTTTGATCCGTAGGTAAATTTAAACTATCTAAACTTATTAATAAATTTGAAGACATATTATTAACTACAATTGCATTACTATTTACATTTGTTGTAATACGAAACTTCTTAGCATATATATTAACTGTAGAATCAAATTGTATATATAAATATTCGGGAATAGCTCCTGTAGAAGTAACTACTAAAATAGGATTAGAATCAAAAGTACCATCAGCTTTTGATAAACTTGCGGACATATATCCTTTATAACCTTCATCAGGAAAATATTTATAAGATCCATCAGCTATTGCAGGATATTCATCATAGTTTTGCGCAAATTGAAAACCTTTAAAACCTCTATAAGTATAATTACTTTCTACAATTTTAGATACATTAGATACATTAGCTCCACTAGATTGTAAAGTAGGATCAACGCTAAATGCTGTATCTTGACCTATATTAAAATCTATTTTTACATGTACACGCATATTAGAACTCCGGAAATGCTATTCTAAAATCTTGCCAATATTGAACATCATCATATTCTACGAGCGTACCTTCAACTGTTTGTCCTACATAAGATTGTATTGTTCTCATGCCAATAAAATCTAAATAAGTAATTGAAAATTTCGGCGCATCCTCAGGTGTAATAACACCTTCATCATCTTTGAAATCATAATGATATTCAAGAAAATCTAATAATTTTTGAACATAGTCAGCTTTTAATAAGGTCCAGGTAAATTCAGGTTTAGATTTACGATTGACTATATTCAAAAATTCTAATTCATAATCTGCAGTACGTTCAGCATCACGTGAATAAGTTTCTGAAGTAAGTTTAACTTCAGTAGGATACATCTGTTTAGATAAACTATATTCACGTATTTGATCTTCAGTCCAACCTTCTATATTAAGCTCAGGTTCAAATATTTGACAAAGATGCTTAGCATTAATTAATAAAGGTATCATTTAAGTTTAACTCCTGTTTGAGATTGAGTATATCCTATATAAGGTAAAGTTGTACGTGCAAGTGTACGTCCGTCAATTTGAAGCACTACAGGCGTAGTACCGCTCGCGGCACCACTTGAACCAGATAAATTGCGGAACGCGGGGGTTTGGGCGAGAGATTCGACTACCGAGGATGCAATGTCATCTTTCATCGATGTAAATTGAGGTGAATTTCCAAGAGGTACTACAGCTTCTTGATAAGCGCCTTCACCTATGAGTGCTACAGTAGGTCCAGTAGCTACGCCGCCGGTAGCCATTGCAGGTATAAGACTTGTACTTGTAGTACTTTTTGCTGTTGAAGCTGTCGCTGCTGTCGCTGCTATTACAACACCAGCTACTACAGCAGCTAATGCACCTGCCGCAGCTATAATAGCAATTGCTTTTTGCCACCAAGCTGCTGTTTCCCACCATATTGCAATCGTTAAAGCTGCAGCAGCTATTCTCTCTTTAATTGCTGCGGCTACGTTAGCTAAATGTGCAGTTACGTTTTCCCAAATCTGTACTGCTAAGTTTGCAAACCATTTAATAATTTGCACAGCCATCATAGAATTTAATTCTCCAGTAAAAGCTAACTGTACGAGATTCAATGCTACAAATGCGGCTATAAGTAACCAAATATTATCTATTAGAGTACTTATAAAATTTAATACTGGAGATACAATATTGCTTATTAACCAAGAGGCAGCATCTAATATATAACCTAGTATGGTTAGTACAGTATTAAGTGCTGGACTTACTTTATCTAAAGCTGCTAATACTATATCTAAGGCTTGCGCAAATAAATTAAACGCTGAACCTAATACACTACCTAAACCTTTGAAAAAATCTACATTCCATACTTTTTCAAATATAGCAGCTATAGCATCTGTCTTAGTATAAACAGAATCCATTAAGTTGTCATATTCTTCAAGTGCATCTAGTAAACGCTGGTCTACATCTCCGTAGGTATCATTGTCTGAAGTAGTAGCTTCATTAATTTCATCCAATGGTGCAAGTGAACCTGTTAAAGCATCTTCAGTATCTTCAGCAGCATCTTCAATATCCTCAAGTCCTTCTGTAGTAGCATTAAGACTATCTGAGTAATCTTCGATTTCATAGCCCGCTGCTTTAGCCATAGCTTCTATAGCTGCATTAAGTGCTATTGTAAAACCATTAATAATTGGTAAAGCTGTTTTAGCAATTATAACTACGAATGAACCTAAATTACGCATTAAAACTTTTAACTGTGCTGTTAAAATTTTAAATTGGTTTTCAGGTGATTCAAGTGTTTTAGCTAAGTCGCCCTGTGCAGATGAAGCTTGACGCATTATTGCAATGTAACGTAACACGACTTTTTCAGTATTATTTAAACTCGAATAAGTTCTATCAATACCTAGATTCAACAACTCCATTTCGAGTGTTGATTTATGTACTGAAATACCGAATTGATTCATTAAAGTTTTAGTATTACCTGCAAGACCTGAAAGTAATGCTGAGTAGGCAGTTTCGTTAGTTGTATTATACAATGAAGCTAAATCGGCACCTAATTTAGTAAGTGTCTCAGAAAATACTTCTGATTTTTCTGTTGCAAGTCCTATTGTATTTGCATACTGTTTAAAGATCGCTATTTGCTGTAAATACTCTTGAATATTACCATGGAAAACTTTCTCCATGTTCTCTGCAAGTTCGCCTAACTTTTCAGAACTTTCTCCAGCAGCTACATTAAATAAGTTTACTGTCTCGGCATATGCTTGAGCATCTTTATAGCCTGCATACAGCCATTCAGCTATTTTCTGCAACACATATACCCAACTCATGCCTAAGACAGTTGCTTTCTTTACACTATCATTTAACGCTTCTGTACTTTCAGTTGTTGATTCTGTTGTTTTATCTACTTTATTAGTAGCTTTATTCACTTTATCAAGTGAACGTGCATAAGATCCTAAAGATGAGCTAGCTGCATTTACCTGTTCTTTAGACAATTCATATTTAGTGTTTAGATTACCTAAATTTTTATCAAGTAAATTTACCGCAGTACTTATAGTTTCAATATGATCAGCTTGTTCTGTAGTAAGATTATCAAGATTAATACTGGCTAAACTTGCTTGTATTTTTGCTATACTTGTTTGCGCACTGATTAAACTTTTTGTTTTAAGTACATTAGTTGTAGTAGCTTTACCTGTTGTAGCCGTAGTATAAGCTGCATCTAATTTAGTCTGTATTTGATCTAATTGTGCAAGTGTACTATTTATTGTATCTATTAATCCAGAAGTATCTCCTACAAGTTGATATTCAACTACTTTAACTTCATCTGCCATTTGATAGCCTCCTTGCGCGTTGTTCAAATAATTCTATATCAGGTTTAGGTTTATCCTTAGCTTCAGTATCTTGATGGTATATATCTTTTATTACTTTCTTGAGTGATCTAGGTTTCTTTGCATTATTCCAATAAGCTGCATAATAAGCCCCTTGCATTTGTTGTGCAAGTCCATCGCGTTGCTTATCTTGAGCACCTCGACATATTGCGTTATATTGCCAAAGCTCTAAATCGAGTAGTTCTTCTGGATGAAGACCTATGCGATATCCGTATCGGAAGAGGTCGCTCCAGCTCTCTTCTTCGCCACTTCCGCTACTTCCTTTTTTGCTTCTTCAAGCTCCTTGTCAGTTAAGCCTGCATACATAAAGCCATCAATTATATCAGTAAGCAAAGAACTTATTTTTCTTATGCCGAGATAGTCTAATACTAAATCGGTAAATTGAGATTCAGTAAGTTGTTCGCCTACATTTTTGCCATATTTGTATGCAACATATAAAAGTTTTATTTGGTTGTCTAAATCAAGTGTCTGAACTTGTTTAAGAGCGTCTTGAAGTGTTTTACATCCAAGCATATTTTTAAGCTCATATATAACACGTAAAGACGTAGCTAATTGATAATCCTGATTATTAATTTTAATTTGTACCATAACTGTGACCTCCTGCAGTACATTTAAAATATGTGTACCCGCGCCAAGCTTGAACAACTAGGCGCGTGGCACACGGGTTGGGTTGGGATTGATTTACGCGCTTATGCTTTTTGTAAATTCCCGATTGCTGTTTGTAAATTTGTAAGGGCTGTATCAACTGCCTCTTGTGTTGCAGCAGTATTACCATTTACTGTCGATGCTGCTGTTGCAGCTATATTCAGTTGTGACCAAGTAGTTGACGTGTATTTACTCTGATCAAGAGTATTAGCATAGTTAAGTGCTGCACGTAAATTAGACTTGTCAGCTCCTACAGAAGTTTTAAAGATAATAGATATAGTATGATCTTTAACGACATTAGTAAGTGAATAAGTACCACTATTTACTTGATCAGTCTTATCTTCATCGTTATCATACAAAGTATCTACTTCATAGTTAGCTGCAGGAATAATACTTAATACATATGTACCATTAGCAGCTACTTGAGTAGTACCACCAGGCGTGCAAGTACCGCCTACACCTGAATTTGCTGTAATACGATAAGTAGTAGGTAAATTCAAAATCATAGCACCGTTACCTGCCATGTCGCAAGAAAGCGTCATTTCACCGTCAGGTGAACCTGATAAGTTAAAGTTTTCAACATAAGCTTTACCTTCGAAGTAAACGAAATCATTCAGGAAAATACCTACTGTAATTTCCTCATCGTTTTCAAAAGCATCATAAAGCTTATGCTGTGAGCCTCCAGGTGCAAGTGCTACAGTACCGTCGACGCTTGCCGACCAGTCTTTGATAGCAGGTACTTTTTCTTTGTATCTTGCACCAAATTGGAGAATCTCAATTATAGTTTTCTCAAGTGTCAAATCTACACCTGAAATGTATGCAAGTTTAACATCGCCTATTTTTATAAGAGCCGTTAAACCTGTATAAGGTCTTTCAATCTGAGCTTCAGACATTTTTATTCTCCTTATTTAAAAAGTACTTTATAGGTCAATTGAAAAATATTTCGACGAGAATCATCTTGACCAAAATATTGAATTGTACCATATAAAATTATTGAAGTTGAGGCATCTGCATAGCTAGTTAAACATTCTTTAAGTTGTTCAGCTAATCGATAACCTTCTTCATAGTCTTGGTTACGTATAGATATTTTTACAAATGGTTTATTAAGTTGATCTTTAGCAAAGTAGGTTCCATGAGAACCACCTGTTTCAGTTATACAAATACAATTGTCTATATCTGTAGGTAAATTACCTATTCGAGTAATCTCTTTAAGATTAAGCGGAAAGAGATTTAATAATGTTTGTGCTACCATCCCATCCTCTCATAGAAATCCTCTACAGCGACTATAAAAGGTTGCTCTAAATAGTGTGCTTGGCCGCCGTTAGGATGTTCATAACTTTCATTAACTTCTTGTATTAGAGCGTAGTCATAACCTGTACGATAATTTATAGCTGTTGCAGTCGCTATTATACCAGGATATCTAGCTGAACGCGAAACAGTAACATCTATTGAGTCACGTAATCGTCCAGTTTTAACAGGTACTAATGCTTCAGCTTCGCCCTGTATATAAGCTGCTGCACGTGCTAATTCTTTAGTAGCTAATGTATGATGCTCTTTTAATGTTTGACGCAAGTCTTCTTTTATTTGTCGCAAGCCATAGGCTTTATTAATAATTAATTTATCGCGCCTCATATGGTTATTAACCTCCTAAGATGGAAATTACCTCCAAGAGTATTCATATCATAAAGTTTTACAACTAACTCTCCATCGAGTTTATCATCAAGCTGTACTTTTTCACGTGTGTAAAAAATATGTTTTGATTGATGTATACGCCCATTTGAATCAGCTACTTCTTCAATATGATCTTCTTTACGGCATTTAATAATTTTAGAATCGCCGTATTGAAAATCACCATATAGATTAGGTTCTAAAACTTTAGGCAGCCATGTGACGTTCTGGTTGAGCATATATTATAACCTCCGGAAAGCCATTTCTTAAGTGCAAGGTAAGCTTCTTTAGGAAGCCCAAAATAATTGGTTGCACTGTCAGCTGAAGACTTGCGAAACTCGTAAGTAGCATCGCCTAACTTTACTTTACTAAGACCATTTAATTGCCAACCTTTGACTGCTTTTAGTTCTGCATCATCTTCAGTATCAATTGACATAAATGCAATGATTATCTGAGCTTTTTGAACTAAATCCCAGTCAGAAGGTTGCCAACAATATCTGGGAAAAGGAAGCGGCTGTGTACGAACACGTCTACGTCCTGTATAGGGTAAAGTATTCATCTTTTCGAAAGACTTGCGCAGGCAAACTTCCTTATCAGCCTCTTCCATTTCTTCCCATTGTATACGTAAAGGTTCACTAGACAGGTAGTGTTCCATTACGTATTTATCTGCTTGTTCTACTGTTACGTATGTATCTGCACCCCAAACTAATGACATAGTAAACCTCCGTATTATTCAATTACGACGTTACTAAGGTCGATATAGAATTCGATTTCATCTACATGTTCGTCATCTTCGCTTATAGTAGTTACACGTACATCGTAATAATCTCTACTTGCATCTAATACGACATAACAGATTCCATCAGAATTCAATACGATTTCGCCGTACTGTTTAAGTTCGTCAAATCCCTCAATTACGTAATGGGAGAAAGTTTTTAAATCGACCTCTAATTCAAAAGCTACCATGTAGCGCGTAAAGCCCATGTAATTAGCTAAATCTTCTGATTGTTCAGTTGCTTTACCTGCTAATGTTATTAAAGTCATATTAGGTGCAACTGATTCATAAGTAGCTTCTATATCAGGGTTATTACATGTAAAGGTATTGCCATCCTTAAGAGTAAACGCCTTTCTCCAATAGCTAAGGGTTACGCTTTTTTTATGTTTTCGTCAACTTTATCTGCATCTGCAAGTACTGTCTTCGAATCGCCGATCGCTTCACGCGTATGTCCAGATACTGTAAACGTTACTTGAGCCTTTACACTAGGATTGTAAATGGACTCGCAAATAATTGTAACAGTGCCAGCCTGGAAGAAGTGTACGAAACCATTCTGAACCATAGCAACATTGTTGTTTGTAGAATCCCACTTAAATACCTTAGGACCATTACCAGTAACCTTAGGAGTAAGTACAGCGCTTTCAGAAATAGTAGCATTTACAGTTGCAGTATAGCTAGGTGCTGAACCACTAAGTTCGATCGCATCGCCAGCACCGTTAACAGCTGACAACTCAATAGCTGTTATACTATTAATACCCACACCAGTTACCTCCGCAGTGAATATAGTTTGTTGTTGATTATCAAGAACCCATACATCATGATAAGTTCTGTAATCAAACTTCCATGCATCTGCATCAGGATTTACACCATCTGTACCATCTGCAAGATCTTTTGTAGGCGCCCAAATACGTGAAATACGTCTCTTAGAAATCTGTATGATCGAACTAGGATGCAATACAAGAATACCTATAGATTTTGCATCTGCAGTAGGCTTATAACCACCTACAGTACTATCTGCAGTTGCTGTAAGTAATTCAATATCAGTATAGAATCTTCTTTGAGGTACTTCAACAAATCTGATACCGTTATAACTTGCGACACGCTTATTTAAATTGCCAACGCTATCCCATGATAAATATCTTTCCAAAGTAGGATCGTTCTTGATTGCGTTGTAAACTTGCGAAGATACGAAAGCTACACGACCGCCATCATCAGGAATTTCCAAGTCATTCATGGTTGCAATAACTTCATCGAGGTAATCAAGAACACCTGCAGTAGAAGTAATTGCTACGGTAGATTTATGACCTGCGTTCTTATAGTAAGTAGATAAACGATAAGCATCGATTTCAGGAATTACTTGTGTACGCTGGAATTCACCTGCAAGACGTCCAAAAGCAAGTCCAAAAGATTCCTCGTTATCCATTACGTCTACTTGCAGTGCACGACCACGATCTTGAGTAAATTCTCTTTCCTCCCATACGAGGTCTGTGCTGCCTTTTACAAATCCATTGCTACGACTATAATCTGCCAAACCATCTACACGCATTTTAGCTACTTTAATTCGCTTAGCGTTAGAAGTCATTTGTACAAACTCACCGCTCGTATCAAGGAATGATGTCACTGACTGTGCTGCATACTGTTCATCAAGCATGGGCAACATTTTAGTGACGAGTTCAATTACATTTGCCATTTTTGTTCTCCTTGTTTATTATTTTACGATTGTTTAGGGGGAAGTCCTAATGCTTTTCTTAAAGAATCTTCGCTAGGCATTCCATCTTTCTTTTCTGTTCCGTTATCTGTACCTTCTCCAGACTTTCCAGTTCCCTTAGGTACTGTAGGTTTTTTAGGTACTGTAGGATCATCAAAGAAATGAGGATTTGCATCAGCTATTCGCTTAAGTTCTTCACCAAAATTCTTTGCAGGATCTACTAAAGCACGTATGGCTTTTACAGTATCTATCGAACGAGGATGTAAAGCATAAATTTGCTCCACTTCATTTACTGCAGCTTCAGCTTTAACTTTAGCGGCTTCAGCATTTGCTGCATTTGTTTTAAGGATTTCAATCTGTTGCGCATAATCTTTAGGTACATCTTTGTATTCATCACGTATCTTTTGAATATCAGCTGCATGAGCTGTTTTGAGATTTGCAATCTCTGTATCCTTTTCAGTGAATCTGTACTTAGGAATGTACTCTGGAAGACCTGTTGCATCCTTGTTCTTCTCTTTGTACGCTGCTTCTATCTCTGCAACTTTTTCAGCTGATAGAAAGCTCTTTAAAAATTTTAACATGTGACCTCCATGTATCTCTTTGATTGACACTCAAAATCGCGCTACCCTTGCGGAAACTCGCGTTTAGCGCTTTAAGGGATGTTTTGAAAGAGATTCGCCTCTTACGGTGGGCTCAACCTTAATTTATATTTTAAAGACTAGTTGGGATTTGCTCCGTCACCAGCTCCTTTAACATTGTTAGAACCTGTATTACCAGGATTTGTAGCTGAACGTTCCTTTTTGGTTGTTGTAGATACAGAAGCAGGCGTTTGATTACCATTTATAGTAGTAGGCTGTGAAATTTCATTACGACGCTTCACATCTTCCTCCATATCTTTTATCCACTTTTCAGCTTCTTTAGCAGACATATCATAGTATTCCATTAAAGTTTCTTTCATAGGCGCTATAGTAGTGGAACCAGTAAGAATACGTACAAGCTCAGCTTGTTCACGAGGATCCTTAGGAAGGCTATCTTCCCAAACGATCGAGATATCTTTATATGAAAGCTGCTCGCCATATTCCATATAGTATAACATACCTATTAATTTTTTAAGAGGTAACATTAAACTGTTTTCTACACGACGAGCTTTCTCTAAAGGCGAGATCATCTTGTATCTCATAGCTGTACCAGAAACAACATTTCCAATACCATCTGTATTACCTACAAGAGCTGCACCCATTTCAGAGAATATATAAATTTGTGAAAGTAATAAGTCTAGTGCTTTAAATGCACTATCTAATTGTCCATCCCAGGTCAAGTATTGAGGTGCTTGATCATCTCCATCTACTGCATAGTATTTACGTGTTCTAAATACGTACTCACTTCCATTAGCAGTATCAAAATCCAGAGGATCTTCTTCAGGATTACGCGGTTCAAGTAATGAGGAAGGTCCGGTCATCGAAGGATCAGCGTGTTGATCTAGGATTCTAAGTATTTGTCTCATACGCTCAGTAGCTTTAACTACTAAGTCATTTATAATCTTATAATCTGACGTACCAAAAGGATTTGTAGATGAAGGTAAATTAGGTATAAAATGCACCATACAAGGTAAATTTGTAATTTTCTTTTCTGTATTAGTTCTAACACCTATTGTTTTACCATCACTATCCATCCTGTAGGTACGCTCTATATAATAATTACCTGTTGTAGGATGTATTTGTACTTTAAGATTCCATACAGGATTCTCTACTGTACCTAAATTAATCCTCCAAGCAAGTATATGTTCTTTTATACGTTTTGTACCATCATCATAAAAGATAGGAAACCATTCACGAGGATCCCATACTGTACATTGTGCACTTGCTTCATCATCGTCATCTACGTATGCACGTGTTACTGAATGTCCAAATCTTGAAAAGTCTATAATAATTTTATAAAGTAATTCATCAAATGCTGTATTATCTCTCAAGTCTTGAATATTATCTGAAACAGCATCTTCGCCTTTCTTTGTAATTGAAGGAGGAGAGCCTACAATCATATCACAAAGCTTTATGGTTGAAAGACGTTGATAGCCCATTAATAAAGGACATTTCTGTAAGTACATATCAAAATTTTGATAAAGCTTATAACCACAACTATTAAAGTTCTCAAAAGCCTCTATATCAAAAAATTGTTCATAGGTATCATAGCGTTTTAAACGCCTTTCTTGCGACTTAGGAGGAAACATTTTACCTGGTGCAAGCCAAGAGCGATTATAAAGAATTTGTTCCTTAATACATTCTGACATTATAAATTCCTCCCTTTCTTAATTGTAGATATGTTACTAAAGCATATCTGTCTGAGTCACAAGCATGGTCGTTCTTTTTAATTGGTTTATCTATACCTAATAGTTGTGCATTAGGATCCCATGCATAGGTTTCGTAGTTAGCTACAGTATTTACACAACTAGGATCTATAGTGTAACAACGTTTTGAAAGTAAACTTGATACAATACGGATTCCGTTGATAACATCATTATTGGCATGTTGTCTGTTAAAATGATGTTCAGATAACATTGCATCCCACGATGACGCCGCAGGATCCACAAATATTTTCCAAAAGCCCCCAGTTTTATTAGCTAATGATGAATAAGGACGTAAGAAGTCTTTAAACTTAGGCATTAATTGTTCATCTGAAAGCTGCTTTCTATTTAATACAGCATCGTAATAAAACTCTGCTACTTTATGTATATGTACTTTATGAGGTATATCATTTAATTCAACCATTAATGACCACGATGTTACAGTTGATGTACCTTGGTCGCATCCAACGAACCATCTTACTGCATGTTTATCTATGTAGGTTAAATCGTAATGTTTAAGATGGGTATCTTTATCAAAAGCATCGTAAATAAGACCTTCTGCTACACACCATTCTCCGTCTATAAAACGACGCCTATAGACTCCTGAGTACGAGGAAGCTAACTGTATTTTATATTCTTCAGAAAGTGAATAATTATCATCCATTAGAAATTGCCAACGTTTCTTTGACTTAATTTCCTCTGATGTTAAAACTTTCTTATAGAACCAATGATAGGGACTATCTGGGTTACAGTTAGCAAAGCATTTCGCACCCGGAATCGAAAGACGTGCTTGAAGCTGCATCCATACCGATTCAGGATATAGATTCGCTTCATCACAGTACGCACCTGCAAATGTAGCTCCACGAATTTTACCTTCCGCTTCTTCATTCGCAGCACCTATCGCGTATACGCGCCTGTTAAAAAGTTGAAATTCACCTTGCTGCCTATCAATCCATCTAGAATGTTTAGGCCCTGCTATATCAAATAAATCATTCAGTACATTTCTTTTTAATGTACCAAGTGATTTACCTAACATACACAAGTCACCAGGTGGACCTTCAAATACGTAATCCAACCACCGAACCGTACAAGCAATTGTTTTGCCAGACCTTACCGCTCCATCAGCGATATTTAGTTTTGCGTTTGAATTACATATAAAGTCTAATTGTTTTGGGCTGAACTCACACCAATTGATCATTGGTCTTAACTCGCGTTCTCGTAAACGCTTGCGACACTATACTGCGCGAGCGTGGGGTGGGGCTGGTTTACGTGTCTTCATCCTCATCAGAACCCAGTAAAGCCGTGGAATTTTGTGAGGAATGAATTGCAGTGACCAGTTTAGTTATCGAGGCTAAACCCTCATCCTTTTCACCGTTAACGCAAAGGTTCATTTTCATAAGCGTATCGGCTGTCGCGCGGATTGACTGACTTGTGCCCAAATACAAATCAGTGAGCGGTTTAGTTATTTGTTGTAATGTAGGATTATCATCAGTATGTCGTGAGACAATTTGATTGATCTTCCCTGAAAGATTTTTAAATGTAACATAGGATTCCTCCATCGTTTGACGTAAAATCGATGCTTCTCTAAGTCTAATCTGACCTGCTATTGAAGTAGGTTCTTTGTTAGGAGCGTTGTTAGAGGCATCAGAAGAGGAGTCGCCTGTAGTAGAGGGGATAGTCTCTTGCATTACATCGGACATTGATTCTTCAAGTGGAATATGCATTAATACATGCACTTGAAGATCTTTGTACTGTACATGATATTGCTCAGCTATGTCCTTTAAGGATTTACATGCAGGATCATCTCCATAATTTAGTAAGAGACAATCTCTTTCAATTTCTGCACGTTTCCTGTGTGTACAAATGGGGCAGGAGGCATGGTATGAAATTTTGGGGGAATGTTTTGATGTGCTCATAATATTTAGAGAAAACCTCCTGTCCGAAATTGATTATAAGATAATGTAATACACTTGCTTTCTTTTATTGATTATATTATAATATTTTTGAAAAGAAAAAGCAAGAGGTAGGTATATGTGCAATGGTGAAAAATTTAAATTCGAACCAGAGTCAATTAGAAATACACGTAGGGCGGTATTTATGGCAGTTATATGTAAGAGGTGTACTTCGTCCTTCTGATTGTTATGCGTCAAAGAGTGGGTTCGGTGAGTTGAGTGAAAGCGCGTACGAGCTTGCGCAATGCATTGAAAGGATATTAAGCGGCGAGAGACCTGGGATTACAGAAGGTATGTGTAAAATATGGCGTGCGGCGGCACTACGTGGTAGAATGGTTGAGGATACTGAAATGGTTCAAGGTGCTGGCAGATTCTCAGGTGCTGATATATTATACCAGTTAATAGGCCGGGAGTTTTATAAGTTGATAGCTGATAGGCAGGGGGTGGGGAGAAGATGAGAGGTTTTTATTTCAGTTTATTTTTGGAAGTCTTTTATTATTTACATAAATCCAAAAGTTGTTAGATTGAGCCCCCACCCTTGCCTGCACCGCTGTTTAGTATAGTAAACTAAAAAATTTTTAAAAATATTAAAAAAATATATTAAAAACAGTTGCTTTTTAATAAAAAATATATTATAATATAAACAATAAAAAAGATAAATAATTAATTAAAAAATTTAATATATTAAAAATTTAAAAACTTAATATTTAACTTCGATATTTAATAACGTTAAGTTATATAAATATAAATATAAAAGTTTATAAATAATCAAAATTATAAACTAAAAAAAAATCAAATTCTAAGGAGATTTAATCTATGCGTTAAAAAAAAAAAAAAAAAAAAAAAAAAAAAAAAAAAATAAAAAAAAATAAAAAAAAAAAAAAAAAAAAAAAAAAAAAAAAAAAAAAAAAAAAAAAAAAAAAAAAAAAAAAAAAAAAAA